CTAGTGATGTTCTTCGGATGGCGAGGGGTTTGATTGAGAACCCCGAGAATTGGGCTAAGGGGGGAGAACAAGTCCGTGGAGGCCGCCACTGTGTAGAGAGCGCCTGTTACGCCAGCGCCGATCCATATAGGGCAGAGTTCGCCCTCAGGCTTTTTGAGCTAGCCAACGCCACTACCCGTTTCGGTCGACCCTGCCCGGCGTGTCACTGGAACGACGACCCCGAACGCACTCACGTTGAGGTCCTCTCGGCCTTCGATAAAGCCATTGAACTGGCAAAGCAAGAGGAGGGGTGATGCCCACCCGCGCCACCGACAGGCGGAACGACGAGTGCAGGGTGGATCCTGAACTTGAGGAATGCGGCTGCGGAAACGACTGTGGTGGCAGCTATTGCTGCGAGGTGTGTGCGCGGGCCGCGGTACTGAGCCCAGAGGAGCGCGCGCTTCTAATTGACGAGGTGGACGGTGACCAACTCTAAGACCTACAACCGCGGAAACCCTCTCTCCCCGGTGCAGCGCCGGAAGCGGAAGCGCGCGGAAGCCGAGGCGCGCAACGCGGTCTACGCGAAGCTCGCCTACGTGGACAAGCTCGCGCTCATCGCGGCGCGTCCGGGCGAATCGAAGCGGGAGAAGCGGCGGATCAATGGTCGGGGGGTGGGGTGATGGAACGGCGCGCCTTTAAGCTCGTGGAACTAGAAGTTGCGGAGGTGTTTCCGGGACAACACCAGGCGTGGGTTGTTCTGTTCAGTGCCACCGGCAACGGCAAGGTTTGGACTGTCCGCGACGACTGGCCACCGACGCGAATCTTGACCAGCATCGATGAGGCGCGTCACCTGGGACATTTCCTGTACCAGATTGTTGACGTGCAGTTTGAGACCGACGTCAAGCTTACCCTGGCGGAGCCATGACCGGCACACGCAACTACGAACCCAACTCCGGCCCAGTCTGCTACCGATGCTGGCAAGAGGTCTGCGAATGCCACTGGTGCGACGGGTGCGGCGTGCCCATGCACCCGCTTGACGGCTGTGTGTGTGATGACTGTTTGCCGGGGGGAGAGACTTCGGGCACGCGCCAACGGCGGGAGCACCCCCGCATTACCCGACCGTTGCCGGAAAGCCAGTCCGAGCCCAGCCGGACGCCCGAGACGCTGGGCAACTTTTACGTGGAGGAGAAGTGATGAGCAACGAATCCAAAGCAGACGCAATCGCGGCCCTTACACAAATCTTCGACAAGACGTGCTCGGAGCTCGAGGCGACCCTTGCTCTTGAAAAGATAACGCATCACTTGTGCAAAACCATTTCTCCCAAAATCCAGGCCGACATTAGGCAGTGGAACGAAAACCAGACGGCGATGCAGGGAATTCTGCAGTCAATGGTTGCACATCAACAGTCCGATACCGATCTGAGGGACCGGTTCGCGATGGCCGCAATGATGCGGTGGGTGGACGATCCGATGCTTACCGACGAGTCTAGGGATGCGGCTGCCCGTGTTGCCTATGCATGTGCTGACGCGATGCTAAGGGCACGGGGGGGCACATGACCGACCTAATCCTGTCCTGGCGCCCCGACGGAACCGGTGCGTATGTGTGGTCCAGGTGGCTCGCCCGGAAGTACCCCGCCAGCAAGAAGAGTGCTGAGGGATGGCGGCTTTATGAAAACGGAGAATTTCGCCTCTCTGCAGCCACGCCGGGAGAGCTCGAGATCTACGTGCTGGGCAGGATGGAAGCGGAGCACCGGAAGAACCGCGAGAGGTTCTCGAAAGGCGCGGCCGAATGAGACGGATGACCGCGTCCCGCATGGACCTGTACATGCTGTGCTTGCACAGCTTGACCGTCGAAGATTTGCCCCGCGACCTCCCCAACCCAGCGGGCATGCTCGGTACCGAGTTCCACTCCGCGGCCCTCGGGACCGGGCGCCACAACGTCCTAGACCCCGACAGCGAGGCGGCTTTGTCGGTGATGCTCCCGACGTGGGAACGGAACGGCCGGAAACTGCTCCCGAGCCCTCGACGGGTCGAGGTGGCCTATGCCATTGGCTGCGACGGCTCCGTACGCGAGCTCGGCGAGAACATCGAGCGGCGCTACGACCAGCATGGGGCGCGCCCGGACGACGTGACGCTGACCCTCGACGCGCTAGGCACCGCGGAACCACGCACGGCGGACATCAAGACCGGCCGCAAGAAGCTCCCCGCTTCCGAGGCGTGGCAGCTCCGAGCCGCAGCCGCGGCAGCCCTGCCCAATGGGGGCCGGGTCGAGTTTCACTATGTGGCCCGCAATGGGCGGACAACGGTGGACGGGGCGGACGTCTCGGCCGACGAGTCGCGCGTCTACCTCGCCCAGATCGTCGACCGCGCCAACCAACTCAAAGACGGCGACACCGCCCCTAACCCGGGCATGCACTGCACCGAGTTCTGGTGCCCGGCGCGGACCGTCTGCGGCGCCTATCAGACGGCGATAGGCCGAGGATTCGTAATAGAGCAACAACAACAGAAGCAACAACAGGAGAACAAGCCAATGGCACGGATGAGCATTCAGAATATAACCAAGGGTCTGATAGAGGAACCTTACCGGGTTTTGCTCTACGGTGTGGAAGGTGTTGGAAAGAGCACGTTCGGGGCGCAGGCCCCGCGACCCGTGTTCATCTCAAGCGAACGCGGCACGTCACACCTGGACGTGGCTCGCTTCCCGGAAGCCGAAAGCTGGAACGACGTGTTCGACGCCGTCATCGATCTTCGCAGCAACAACCACGACCATAAAACCCTGGTGATCGACACACTGGACTGGCTCGAACCGCTGAACTTCAAGTATGTTTGCGCCCAGAAGGAGTGGGAAAGCGTGGACAAGCCGGCGTATGGCGCCGGGTACAACGCGGCCCGAGACGAGTGGGTGAGTCTGCTCATCGAGCTCGACGCGCTACAGCAGAAGCGCCGGGACATGGGAATCGTCATGCTCGCCCACGCGAACGTCCGGAAGCACAAGCACCCGGAACTCGACGAGTTTGACCGTTTCGAAATGGCTCTCAATCGGGCTTCCGCCAAGCGCATCCGCGAATGGTGCCGCGACGTGCTCTTTGCGGATTACGAGGTGCTTACCTTCAAAGAGGGCCAGCGCATGCGCACTATCGGCGACGGGGCCCGGTTCATTCACACCAACTGGAAGCCGGCCTTTGACGCAAAGAACCGTCACAACCTTCCGGACAAGTTGCCGCTGTCGTGGGCTGACTTCGACGCCGCATGTCGCGGCGTGGACCGTGGGGCCGACATGCGGACCGAGATCGAATCCCTGCTCGCCTCTGCCGACCCCGACTACCGGGCCAAGGTGGAGCCGTTTCTCAAGGACGCCGACGCAACCAAACTCGCCCAGATTCTCAACAAGGTAAAAGCCAAACTCGCAGCGTGAAAGGAACAGAACAATGACCGACAACAACAACATGATCGCAGAGGGACAGTACAGAGCACGCGCCATGACCGGCGAGCTCGGGGAGACGCAGAAGGGCAACGCGCAAGCCGTTGTGACTTTCCGGCTCGATGGCGGAGAAATCCGCACCTGGTACGGCTCGTTCAGCAACACCACTCTCAAGGACGGCCGCACCGTTGCCGAGTCGACGCTGCGGAGTCTCCGCCACGCCGGCTGGGACGGGAAGGAAATCACCGACCTGTCCATGCTCGGCGGGACCGAAGAGAAGCCCGTCTACTGCATGGTCACCATCGGCCACGAAAAGGACCTGAACGGCGCGGTGCGGGACCGCATCCGCTGGGTCAACGGTCTCGGCGGTACAGCCAAGCCACTCGGCAACGACGCGAAGAAAGCCCTCCAGGCGCAACTGAGAGGGCAGATTGCCAAGGTCAACAGCGAGTACAAGGCGCCCGCGGCGGATGGGGACGATCTCCCTTTCTAATCTGAAACCCCCACACCGGCCTGTATGCTTGGCGGCTGCAGGCCGGGAGAGGAGCACCCCACGTGACCCACCAACAACTCAATCACCTCCACTTGCTAGCCGATTGGCTCGCCGAACTCGCCGAGACCTCACGTGTCGCTCCGGCGGTGCCGATCGGCAGGTTCGCCGGGCGGCTACCGTTCGAGGCGGAGAGGCTGCGGGAGATTGTGGCGCAGGCTGAGGAGGAGAAGCCGTGACCCGCCCCTCTGACATCCTGCGGGCGGCGAGGGGGTTGATTGCGGAGCCTGGACACTGGGCACAGGGCGCATCTCGTGTTGGCGTAGCGGTGTGCGCCGCGGAAGCTATCGATAGCTCTGTTGGCAGAGACTACGACGCCATTGACGTGGCGTATCGGTATCTCAAGCGCATCATCGGTGCAGACCCTGGAGTAGAAGGGTTCATCTCTTCTTGGAACGACGCCCCCGAGCGCACCCACGCCGAGGTGCTCGCAGCCTTCGACGCCGCCATCGCCCTAGCCGAACGCGAGGAGAAGCCATGACCCGCCAGCCGAAGCGACCGCCGCGCACCGTCTATGTTGTGGCCTGGCACGGAGTCGGGCGCGGGCAATCGTTCACGAACCGCCGGTACGCCCAGGAGCGCTTCGACGAGTTGAGCCAGAACCAGTTCACCGCGGACATGTCGCTGATGCTGAACCGCTACGAGCTCTCCGCCCCCAAGCCAAAAAGAAAGGCCAAGCGATGACCCGGTACCAATACACGTCAGAGATGCAAGAGATCAGCGGCTTCGGCGGTGGCTACGAAGACATGTGCCGTCAGATGGTGGTCGCCGGCTGCGTGTGGCTCGATGCGCATCCGGAAGCCGACCCCAAGTTCCACGGGTTCAAAGGAATCTACGGCATCATCGATGAGGACAACGAAGACGCTAAGGAGCTAACGAAGGCCATCGTCGCGCCGTGCAATGGCGACTGCACCGGCGCCATGCACCAAGCGGCAGTCTCTCACGTTCTGTTCATCCGCAAAAACGGTTGGGACAAGTACGTCGAAGAGATGAGTGAGAAGCGATGACCCAGCCGATGAGCAGAAAGTAAGGTTAGAGATGGGCGAGTATTGGAAGCCGATAAACGTCACGAAAAAAGAGTATGTTCACCCGCACGACCTGGACTGTGGTCTCAAGCTCGGTGAGTGGCACTACCCCGGGTCACCTGTACACAAGCGAATTGATGAGCTCATTGAGCACCGCGAGTGGTCAGAAGATGATCTGATTGTTATTGCCAGCGACTACGGCGGCCTCATGCCGATGCACGGCACCGGTGAGGCTCCCGAAGAGCTCTACGAACTCGCGACTGAGACATACCGCAATGTGTCCTGACACCCGGCCGATGAGCGAGGGGGAGTTGGCGGAGCTTGAAGACTGGGGCCGCGGCATGTTCCGCGCGGCTAGGCTGGTCACCGAAGTCCGCCGCCTCCAAGCCGAGCGCGACCGGCTGCTCACCTACAACGCAGAGCTAGCATCCGCCCTGAGCAGGCACACGGAGTGCTCCTGGGTGGGGTGTGATGGCGGCTGCCCAGGTTGTCAGGCGGCGGCACTGCTAGCCCGCGCCGCCGTCGCTGCTGCCGAGGGGGAGAAGTGACCAGTCCCTATCGGACGCCAACACCCGACCCGGGACCGCCTCTCCCCTCCTTTGAATCAGCGGACACCTGCATCAAGTGCCGCCGCAAGTGGAGCCATCCGAGCAAGTTCTGTAAGGGCACGTTCAAGTTTAGTGACAAGCCCTGCCGCTTTTCAAGCCAGGAGCACATGCACGTTGAGTGCACCTGTGGCTACACATGGGCCGTGAGATGTCTCGATGCCTGACGAACCCCTCCTCTCCCTCCGCGCCCGCTACTCCCGCCCCGTCCCCGCGGTAGGCCACGCTTGGGAGCCGGGCCTCCCCGCCGCGGAGACCCACTGCGTCAACTGCGGCGAGCCGTACAGTCCCGACGTCGCGCCGTGCCCGGAAAGCAATTGGGGGAAGGAGAGCGGTGATGGGTGACCTAGTAGTGCTGTGCCCGATATTCTGCTGCGCGCGAACGGGAAACCCGTGCGGCACCGACACCATGGTTGTCGGCGGCGAGTGCGACTGTATTCCGTGTCGTCAGGAGCGCTACGTGCGAGCTGCCGAGCAAGCCAACAAGCGCGTCGCGCAAGCCCTGCGCTCAGCCCGATCCGAGTGCAACGAGCTTCGCGGCGAGTTGAGTGTGGCGCAGCATCTGCTTCGCGAGTGCCTACCGTACGTGGAACAGCTCACGCCTGGCATGTCGGTAGTAACCGGCAAGCAGTCGCTCACGCTGAGCCAAGCGATCCGCGCCGCAGCCCGCGCCACCCGGGGGCAGACCGAGCCCAAGCCCACCCCGCAGCCGTCTCCGCAGCTCTACTCCTGCTTTTGGTGCGGCACGGAGGGAGTGCCGGAGAGCGGCGCTGGTCACACGTGTCAGGGCACGCTGGCGCACGGTCCCGAGCTTCGCGCGAAAACACAGCAGCCGTCCGAGCGCAAGCGGCGCTGCGAGCATGGTTACTTCGATTGCGCCGGGTGCAATTGGGTAGACGGCCGGCCCGGCAAAGCACAGCAGCCGGACGCGGGGCCGTGGGAGTTTGAAGGCGTCAGCAAAAAAGGCGAGCACGACGATCGCATTGACGCATTCATGCGCGACGACGGGTGCATTGCCGTAGCCGTACGCCAAGATGGCAGGCTGTCAGGGGTGGCTCTCGAGAGGACGGCCGCGCGACGCTTGCGCGATTGCTTGTCCACGCTGATAGCCGACGAGCCCGCCTCCCCCCGGGCAGCGGAAGCCCGGCCGGTCGAGTCTGCCAAGCAGCTACGTGAGCGCCTGGGATTCCCGGAGCTGTCCGAAGAGCAGCAGCAGGCCAATCTCCGGGCAGCGGAAGGCGCGGGGGGGTGGGGGCGCGCCGCCATCGGCACAGTCGATGATCTGCGCCATTGCTGTGCCGAAGCAATCGGGACGCCGGTAGAAACTGCACCGGGACTTGATGCATGTGTCTACGCCGTGTGTGCACACCTGCGATCAGAGAGAATCCGCGCAGAGGCGGCGGAGGCGAGGGTTCGGAGCTGGGAGCCGATTATCGCCGTCAGCCTCGAGATCATGTCCAAGGCCGCCGACGACGGCACGCTGGCGTTCGCGCGCAAAGAAGACGTGAACGAGCTCTCGATGCGCTGGCAAGAGCTGGTGCGCGGGCTGCCGCGCGAGCAGCGGCCCGAGCGTAAGGCCCACACCTGCAACGCGATTATTGACGACGGCGGAAGGTTTTGCGGCGAACCCGCTACTTGGTGGAATCAGCGCTTTGCGCGTTGTGAGTTGCATAGGAATGCTCGGCTAGAGCAGCGGCCGGGGGACACATGATCGACGTCACTCGCTGCATGATGGTCAACGCGACTTGCAAGGTAACGCACTATCGCGATTACTGGGTGTGGTTCATGGGCGCCAACTTTTATACCGTCTGGTTCTTAGAGCAGCGGCCGGGCGGCGGGTGAGTCATGCACCTGTAGTGCGGGAACCCGCTACATGATGCCGTCTGCTGGCTCTTCTGGCTCGTGCAGGAGTCCACGTGGATCGCCACTTGGCTACGGTACCTCCCACGCGGCCTGATCAAGCGGCGTCCCCATCACCGTCCCCGACTGGTGCTCGTACCCCGCAACGTGGCCAATCTCGTGCGCGAACATTAGCGGCACGTCATCTTTGGCCGTACGCGGGTCCGAGCACATCACGATAATCTCCGGTCGCGCCCCGAACGGTATGACGGTCCAGTGGACGCAGGCGGCGGAGTCCCCGTCGCAGTCGGGTTTTATCCCGCACCACACCGGCACGCACCTCTCCTCCTTTCCGCAGCCGGCAACACGCCAAGCGTGACCGGCCTCCGCGTTCCACCAGTGCGCCGCTTCCTTGAGTGACTCGACGTCGATACCGCGGTCTGGCTCAAGCGTGCCGCTGGTCCACGTGGGGCGGTTGCAGCCGAGGAGAGCGAGGCACAAGACAATAGCTCTAGACACTTACCACCCTAAACGGCCGCCTCACGCCCACACACGACGCCGCACACGTCTCGAGCACATTCCTTACCCGCCTCTCCGGCGGTATCTTCATGTTGCGAGTCGCGTGCAGCGCCCCAAACGCGGTTAGCAGTCCAACGCCGGCCGCGACGAATGGCCACGTGATGCGCGTGACGGACAGCGCGCCGTCGATGTAGTAGAGCCGACCCCGAAGCCCCACGATCGCCTCGCTTTCCTCGATTGTGTCGTCCGCCCATTGTTCCGTTAGCGCCTTGCGGAACATCATTGGAAACAGCGCCCTAACCGCTTCCTCTCCGGTCCCGAGCTCGGGTAGCTTCGGCAGCTCGGTGTGGTGACGTAGAACGTCGCAATACAGGTTTGATCCTGCCGCCCCAAGCGCCCACTCGCCGCTAATCCAAACCTTGGAGTCGGCTAGCGTGACCTCCTGGTCGTCGCCGATGGTAGCGGCCGAGTCTCCGCCGAGCCAGACGCGGCCGCGGTTCGAGACGGCGACTAGGGCGGTCACTGGATCACCATCCCGTCCACAATCAGTCGTCCATTGATAATCGGTAGAGCTGTCGCCCAGCCGCACCCGGTCTCGTCCTCCACAACCCAGCCGATAGCGTGTTGCCATTCTCGCGTTTGCTGAGGCTTGCTACCGTAGTCAATCTTTGACAGGTCTCCGCCCCATCCAACGCTAACCGCTACGTGCTTGTCGCCCTCGACGTTGCCGCTGTAACTAACACCCGCGTGATGAGAGTGACCCACAACGATGTTGTTTCCGAAAGCGTTTAGGCTTGCCCGCGTAGCGTTTACGCCGCACGGTCCGACGGTATGTGTAAAGGCAAACTTACCTATTTTGATCCATTCCTTATACGGTACCCACTCAATGCCACGCTCTCGCAGATTCATGTATTCTGGAATTGTTGGAATGTATCCATATAGTGCCGGCGACTTGTCTAGAATATGCCGGTCGAGCCTCTGCTCATGATTGCCCTCTGTCCAGATGATTCGTGGCACACGCAGCGAGCACAGCCTGTCGAGTTCTCTAACCGCTTCGTCGACCTCGTCCTTGAGTTGAGTTTTGCGGCCAGGCGTCTTCGGAAAGTTCGAGATTGTGTAGCAGTCGAGAAAGTCCCCGATGATGACTACAACGTCGGGACGTAGGTCCCGGACCGCGTTGAGCATGACACTCCACACGACCGCGTCCGCATAAGGGTGGTGCATGTCGGGGATAACTAGAATCCGGGTCAGCCCCGGCTTTGGCGCTGTCACAACCGGACGAGGGCGCGCTACCAACTCCGAACTCAACTCACTAAACGTCGGTCCATTTACATTTGGGTTTACATTCCGTATCGTTTCCACCGGCGGAACTAACGGGGAATGTCTTACAAACGACGAAACGCCCGACCCCACGTAGGGATCGGGCGACATGTGCTTTAGAAAACTGGACGGGGCGTGATGTCCGCCGCGTCGGAATGCGTCGGCGAGGTTAGCCGCCGTAGCCGTTGGGTGGATACCTAGTGCGTGTATCTCGTCGAGTGCGTCGTTGATCGAGTCGTGGCGCCGTAGCACCTCGACACACCTCGGAATCAGCGTGGACCACTGGTAACGCGGCATCCGACACACCTCCGGTTAGAGCCGCCCCACGGTTCTGCCCCGTGATTACTCGGGTACAGGCCGAGGGTACTGCTGTTGTACTAGAGCGGCTTTACTTGTTACGAAGTAAGTAAGTGACGATCCCGACGATAAGCGGAACCAAGAACGCGGCTAGCGCTATGGCTCCTTTGAGTTTCGACAGCTCGGTTGTGTACGCGAGCTTGATGTCAGATAGCTGCTGACCCCACCTCAGCTCTCGGCTAAAGTCTTTCTCTTGAGCCAGCTTCTGGTGTGTGTGGAACTCGTCGACGTGCTTGGTGTGTGCCGCGTCGAGTTTCTCGAAACGCTTTAGGTTCGCCTCAATCCGCTGCGAGTGGTTCGCGAGCCTATCTTCATGGTGAGATTGGATAAGCTCGATGTTGGCAACCGCGTCCGGAAGTTTCTCCGGCCTTACCGCTTGGAACCGGGAGCTCGTCGAGGTTGCGGGGGCGCGGCGCGGCGGAGGTGGCCTCGGTATGGACGGCGGGTTTGACGAGCCATTCACGCGGCCTCGTCCGGGGGAGGCATCGGCGTACCGCCGGGCGGTGTGATGCTGCGGCGGAGCTGGCGAATTTCGGCTTCGGCATTTTCGACGCGCTTGTCGAGCAGGCTAACCTTGGTGTTTAGCCCGCGGTAGTAGTTGATCGCGTCGTTGACGTCGGCACCGATAGACCGAAGCTCGTTGCGTACGGCGGTCAGCGTCCTATCGATTCGATCGTCTCGGCTGTCAACGATGCCCTGGACTCTGTCTAGCAACTCCGTTACCCAAGACGGCGCCCCCGGTATGTCGTGTCCGTTCACTGTCTGTCCTTTACCGATGCGTCTCTTGATGTGACATGCTCGTCCCAATCCACAACCATGCTCGTGAGAACCAGAGACTCGACCTTGTCGCGCAACCAGTCCGGAACCTCAACCTGCATACACTCGGCTACGTCTAGGCACGTCTGGTCGTCCCAGGCTTCCGTTTCCTCAGCGACACCCCGGGCTACCGGGAGCAGTTTCGCGGTCAACGAAACGACTGCGCGCATGTATTTCTCAACGTCGCTCGTAAAGTACCCCAGCGCCTTAATAGCCTTCACGTAGGCGCCGGCATTTCCGGTCAGCGCGTGAGCTAAAGCCGGTCGCCAATTTGGCTCGTTGAGAAACCGAATCTTATCCCGGACACCGTCTCCGAGATTTCGGAACGCGCGCATCCGGGTTTGCGGATGCCCGTCGGGGACCGTGTAAACCTGACCATCAATGCTGCCGTCGGCCTTCTCTTTGCCCTCGGGTCGGTACCACTCGTAGGCAAGCGAGCCGTCGGGTTGCGGCATGCGTTCGTTTAAACGTATGCACGTGAAAAGCCCCTCGTACTTGTTGCCGGCCTTCACGTTACCAACGCCGAAGTTCCAGCAGCTCTTCATGTGCCCGGTCTCAAGCGCGCACTGAGCATGCAGAACCGCCACCGCTTCCGGCTTCGGGTTGACACCGGTGATTACGCTTAGCGCGTGGCGGTATGCGCGCGAGACGTCTACGGGTGAGACCGGGGTCCGTACGGGCGGTATGTACGAGGCTTTCACGAATCCTCAAACCGCTGCAGTTGCGGTTGCGTGTCTCTCTTAGCTAGCTCTCTCGTGTATCGACCCACGACCCCCATGGGATCCCCCGACCTAGCCGTCGGATCGATCGGTACACAATGCAAGCGCTGCCACCGGATGGTTGCGGCTTGAGTCATCGGCCCAAAGATGCCGTCGGCTTTGATGCTCAGTGTTTTCTGCCACTCGGCAACGTCGCTGCCCGTATCGCCCTGTTTCAGGTTGCGCGTCGGGCGTAGCGTGGTCCTCGTGACAACCCTTTGGAACTCGGGGCGCTGTAAGTACTCGCCGACCGTTTCGGGTTCCTCAAGCAGTCCGGCGTCGGACGCCGCTTCGATTACCGTGTCGAGTTCGAGCACCGAGTCGACACGACGGTTGCCGCGCCAAAGGTCTTCGGCTCCGCGAGGCGAAAATCTAATCTCAAGCTTGTTGCTGACGATACGGTGTGCCGGGTTTCCCTGTCCGCCGTCGGACGTCGTCAGCTTCATGCCCAAGCGGTCGTGCTCGATTACGCACGTTGCGTGTGCCATCCCGCCGGTTGCTCCGACAATCAACACGTCGCCCGGCCCGTACTCGTCGTCGATTCTCGCCTTGCGAGCTAGCGGGTTCGTGCCAATCGGCTTTAGGCACAGGTTCTGGAGGTTCCTACCGACAGACCACGGCTTCCCCATCTCGACGCGGTTTACCCATGGCAACCGCACGCCGAGCCGGTAGTACATCCAGTGTGCAACGTCGCCGCAGTCGGAGTAGCGTCCTATGCTCATCTTCGGGTTGGTTTTCCGAAGACGCTCCTGCGTCGCGTACCTGCCCTCGCAAATCGCGATAAAGACCGGATCGTCCGTCGACCGCCCCACGTCGGACAGCCCGGCGAACTGGAGCAGCTCCCGGGCTAGCTCGCGGTAGTTGTGGTCGGTCATCGCTTGCCCAGGTAGAACTCGCACCACAGAATCGCGATGCCGGACATGCCGATTCCGAGTGCTACCGCTTGAGCAAACACAACGAACCAACCAAAAGACACCGCGGCCGCACATGCTCCCAGCGTCATGGCGAGACCGGCAATCACCCTCATGACAACACCATTGCGTCTAGACTTGGCTTTCCACTTCTCGGCGTCCGGGTCGGCGACCTGCAGGTGTGGGATAGGCGGCGGGCGGAGAGTAGAGCGGCGGATGTCTGCCCACTTGTGGACGGCCACTACGCCCCCTCCGGCAACGCCGCCTTGAGCTCCGCCGTAGCCATCCTAAAGTGCCCACTCGGGTTACCGCGTTCGGAAGACTGTTTCGCCAGCCTCCGCAACGCCTCGCCCGCCTCCCAGTAGGCCTCCGCTTTCTCGGACGGCCGGAGTAGCTCGGTCCGGCGCGTAGCCGCTTCCACAACCTCTTTGACACACGCCCGGATAGACTCGCCCCGCCCGTTCACTTGACACCGTCCAGCGCGCGCTTGGACCTCTCGCGGTCACGTTCCGGCGCCGTCATGGCGCGGCTATGGCTCGGCGGCGGCTTGATGGACGGCATGGGAGGCTCAACCGGCTTGTTGGTCACAAGCGACTTGACGACCTCGATGCCGGCCGGGACCAGCACGGAGATCAGCTCTTTGAGGTTGCGATAGCCGCGCTTGATTCCGCCGATCACAGCTCCACCTCTTGACCTTCCGTCGTCACAACGCGGTTTCCGTAAGCGGGAGGCGCGGCGCGGCTGATACCCTTGTCCTCGGCGAGGATTCGGATGATGGCAAGCGCCGACTTAAGTTCCGGCGGCACGTCAACCCCGCGAGCCTCGAGCTCTGCGATAATCACCAGCAGTGCCGACGTCGCCTCCGTCGCACGGCGGGTCATGTCCGGTCCCTCGGTCTTGATAGACGAGTACCAGACTTCCAGCATCTGGCGAGCTCGTTCCACCGACTCTGCGCGCAACTTATAGTCGTGGGTCTTTTCCCAGTCTTCAACCATCGATTCCCACGCCTGCATTCCGCACGAACGCCAGTTTTCTCCACACTGTTCTTTGAGGTCCGGGACGATCGTCTTGACCGCGTCGAGGGCCATGTCCGACGCCGTCCGGTGCTCGCTATCGAGTGTCGCGTCCGCCCACAGCCACACCGTACGCGCCGCCTCGTAGGCGGTCATAACCGGCAGTACCGGAGACTTAGCCTCGGACCCGCGGCACCCGGATAAAATTACCAATAGGGCGACTAGTAGAAACTTTATTTCGCGCATTGTTGACCTCCGCGTAAACCCAAGACGCCACCGTCACCACCGCGGCGACGGCAACGATTGGGATCCAGAACCTCTCAGCTAGGAGCCTTTTCACCGCCGGCACCCATCAAGCGCTTGATAACCGCATGGTGTCCGCCGACCGCGGCGAGTCCGCCAAACGCGCCCATGGCGGCGTCGCCAACCATGGCGACTAGGTCTCCGCCGCTGGACAGTGCAGCCAACGCCGCGGCAACGAGCACCGCCGGGAGCCCCTGCCAACGCTGCGGCAGCTTCGCGAACGAGCTCGGGTGAACCTTACGCCACGCAAAGATCAGCGCGCCCACAACGACGGCAAGCAGCGCCATGGGGGCCTGGGGGTGAACCGCGGCAAGAAATTCGCGAGCCTGACTAAGGAATTGCATGGTACTGGTCCTGTTTCGCTTTTGCGGAGAATAAATACAGTGTGGGCAGCCGCCCCCAAGAGGACTCACTAGCCGGGGCCGGACGGGAGGTGCGGACGTCGGCCGTCGCAAACTAGTGAGCCCACTGGGGGGTGGTTGTTTAGGCGGTAATCGACGCGCCGTATTTGGCGACCCAAAGCGCGTCTATGTTGGCGTCTTCATCCGCCGTTAGGTCGCGATTGAAAATCCAGAGTTGGCAGAGCTCGAAGTTTGAGAACGCGCCGTTCGACCACTTGCCAACGAAAAACGACGCCGTCGGGTCGGTATTGGTTGCGTTGCCGTTGGTCCCGGCGTTCGAGCCGACTACGAGGTAGTCGCTTGCCTGGTTCGAGTAGCGGACACGGATTCGCTTGTATGTGTTGACCGTAAGCGCGCCGCTGGACGCACCGTCCGCACCGTTGAAAGCCGTTACCGTCGGCGTACCGGGGCTCTGGTACAGAATCATGCTCTGGACCGGAAACGCGCCGAAGCTCCAGATATTGCGCGTACTGACCCACGTCACTTGCCGAAGCACGGCGCGCATAACGGTCGGCTGCGTTCCCGGCGCCGGTCGGTCGAGTGCTGTGTTAACTAAGAAATCGTTGGACCCGTCGAACAGCAGCGACGGAGTTGAGCTCGGCCCGCCCGTCGTTGTTTTGGACGGTTGATCCGACCCGGTACCCTGAGTCAGCGGAAAGGCGTTGCCCTTCTCGTCGGGCCAGGTGAAGGTTGCTCCCGGTACGGCGTTGTCGGCAACGTAGCCGGCAACCACGGCGTCCGAGCCGGTGATGCTGAACACGGACGGGACTCCGCCCCCAAACCCAATCCCGATACCGATTCCGATATGCGTCATCCGCCGCCGAGCCTCTGGCTTGTTTCGTAGGTAACGGCCCAGCGTCCCGTGATGCTTGCCGACCCGTTGTTAAGAACCGTCTCGAGCTTTGCGCCGCCCGAGTGGACCCTAACAATCGGCGTCGCGTACCCCGCGTCGGACGGGTCTATTTCCTGGTCAAGCAGGCGCACGCCGTCGTAGCCGAACTTTAGTGTGCCGCCGGTTCCGTCGCCCGCCGTCAAGTCAATCTGGCTCACCGAGGCGAAGTATTTCAGGCTCGTCACGATAGCCGCCGTTTGAGAGACCGAGACGGCCTCGACAACGGCTAATCCGTTAATGTCGACGCCCGTAAACGTTGCGGTTGACGGGGCGTGCGACGGCGTTCCGCCGCCGGTTGTTACCGTTACGCGCCGCCCATAGGATGCTTGCCGCGCGCCGACCACACCGTCCAGGGCGCCTCCGGAGTATGACTGCGGCGACGCACTTGTCGCGATCGAAAGTTTGACCGCGTCGTCGTCGGAGCCGACTATTGAGGCGTTGCCTCCGAACCGCTTGGTACTAACGCGAAACTTCCAAGCGCTCCATGTGTCCGCCGCGCTGTCGGACCGGACTCCCGCCACAACGGTTCCTAGTAGGTTCATCTCGGCGGGAACCGTGAAATCAACGGACACGTCCGGACCGGGAGAGCCGCTAACGGTTGTCGCCTTGCTGACCTGTCTCGAGTAGCCGTGTTGATTAATGGCGTCCGCGGCAAGCCCCGAGCCGTGCGTAAGCAGGAGTCCCGTCGAGTCGAGTCGGTACCGTTCGGACGAGCCGCCAAACGTGTCGAAGCTAAACCGCGGCTTGGTCGTCGCGACGTGGCGGTAGTGAATGCCGGCGCCCGGGGTAACCTCGTTGACGCCCAACATGCTGTTGGTGTCGGTCGTGTCTTGTGAAAAGTAGAGCCCGCCGTAAATCGTCTCGGCGTCGAACACGGTACCGCCGGACAGAGAGATGTAGTTGTGCCCCCATCGCAGGTGGGAAATCGACTGCGTCGAAACTATCAGCGATGTCGGAGTCCCGCTGTCTCCGTTCGGCGACTGGACCACCAGGTTTCCGCTTACCTCAAGGACGCCGATCCCGGACGGGAAGTAGCACCGGACCATCGGAATCTTACTGGTGTTGGAGACGAAGTTGTTTCTCCAAGTAACCAGCGCGGCCGACGAGCCTTGCGCGGAACAGACGTGCGCGCCTCGGCCCGGGTTTTCCGCGGGTCCCGAGTTACCCACGGCGGGCGGGCCGCCTCCGCCCTCGAAGTAGTTACCGGACCAATGAACGCTTCGGACATTCCGGAGCAAGCAGCAATACTGCGTGCCTTGCGAGAACTCGCAGTCTCTTACCGAGTGGTTGTTTCCGCTTTCGTGCCAGACGCCGACGGCGAGAACGTGTATCCGGCAACGGTCCATGGAGAACCCGTTGTTCGAATCCTCGAAGCCGAATAGGTAGCTGTTGCCCGTAATCCAAACGGCCATTTGGGCCGCGTACGGGACTCCGCCGCCCGCCACTCCCGGGTTGTCGCCGGGACCGAAATGGCAATCGTTTATGTTGACGAGCAACCCGCCGTCGTCGATTACCCCCTTGGACCAGCCGTAAAACAGGCAACGGTCAACGACGAGGTCGCCGCCGCCGGTCGTTCTAATCGCGGCGCCGTTGTATCCGTTGACGGTCCAGGTGTACGTATCGTTAGCGGTGTACGTGCCGGCCGGGAACGTTACGCGCGCGCCGACTCCCGGGATTACCCTCGCCGTCGTCGCCGTAGTGATCGCCTGCGACGTGTAGTTCGCCCCGTTGTCAAACGACGCCATGTAAAGCGCCGTGCCGCTAGCCCCGGTGGTCTGTATCTTGAGCTTTACCGTCCAGTTGTAGGCGTTGTACGGGTTCCAGTCGACCGTGATGCTAGGCGACGAGCCGGAGCTGGCTATCACCTGTGAGCCACTGTCGGCAATCCCGTTGCGCGGGCAGTTGGTGACGCTCTTGTTGCGTATGGTTAGGTCGCTAATCCAGACGCGCGTTAGAGACTGGTTCGGCGTGGACTGGCAGACAAGGATTCCGTCGCCGACTCCGCTTGTGCCGGAAAAGTCAAATACGAGAATCGAACAGAGCCGGGAGGCGCCGCGGATAGACGTGCCGGCCGCAAGCTGACCGTTTGCCCCGGGTCCCTGGAGCTGGCGAGCTAGCAGATAAGTGCCGGCCGGGATGTAGAGCTCGCCGCCGCCCGCGGCCCCGATAGCCGTCAACGCGGCGGTAAAAGCGTCGTCGTCGTAGGTAACGCCGTTGCCAACGGCGCCATATTCCCGAACGTCGAACCGTCCGAGGTCGATCCGGTTTCGCCCGCCGACCTTCGAGACCTTGGCCCCGAAAACCTCTATCTGTAGCTCGGGGGTTACGACGGTACCGGCCCGGTCTCGCAGCGACTGCTGTGCCGCGCCCAGGAGCGGCGTAACGGAGCCGTCCGAGTGCTTCTCGGCCATGACGCCCAGGTCACTCGAGAAACCAATCGTGCTGCCCTGGTTCGGCGTAGGGATCTGACTGTTGGCAACCGGAAAGAACCGAAGCGCCCCGGCAAAGCTCGGGTTTTGAACCCGCACGCACCCGATCAGAATATCGTATGTGGTAACGCCGTTGACGATGACGGTGACTAGATACTGTCCCTCGGCGTCGGGGGTAAACCGAACCGTGTCGCCACTCGTGGCGCTAAGGTTTGACCGCGCGCCGGACCCCGACGGTTTCGAGATAGCCCACGCATACGTTGTGCCCGTCGGGCTCGTGTTGAGGATAATCTCCTCGGACACGAGATAAGCGGAGACCGTCTTGTTGACCGCCGTGTCGGCGTCAACCATGGTCTTCGTTATCGAGTTGGCTTTTATGCCGGCCACTAGACGGTCACTTCAATGTTTACGGTTGGCGTGTGGAAAACGGTCATGTGGACCGGGTAGTTGATTAGCTCCGGCTCGAGGGCGACGACCGGATACGAGAGGACGACGAGCTCGACGGGGGGTATGGGGTGGTAGTCCGGGTCCCCGGTGTCCAACGTCAGGGTCGCGTCGGGCGCGGCGACCGAGAAAGCTCCGGCTTGCGCCGCTACACGCCGCCCCGTCTCAAGGCTCGCCGCCTGCCCCGCAAAGAGAATTGCTCCGGCCGCGGCGGCGAGAGTGAACCCGCGCCCAAGGGCGGCGGATTGTCCGGTGTGGGTATAGGGACCGGAGTTGGCGCCAATCTTCCTAGCCGCCCGCAGCCCGGCCGTCTGTCCGGTGTGGACATACGACCCGGACGAAACCGGCAACGTAACGCGCGGGGTTACCGCCTGTCCCGAAGCCGAATACGAGCCCGCAGAGGCGTCTACCTTGCGGCCTACCCTAAGCCCCGCCGTCTGTCCGGAAAGCGCGTAGGAGCCGGCATTCGCGGCCAGCGTATGGCCGATATTGAGGTTTACCGCCTGACCCGTGTGGGTATAGGCGCCGGCCGTTGCGGAAAGCTTCCGGGCAACCCTTAGCCCGGCGTCCTGACCCGTCTCCGTGTAGGAACCCGAGTCGGGCGTTAGCGTCCGGCCCCGCGTCAGGTTCGCGGCCTGGCCGGTAAACGAATAGGAGCCCGAAGCCGCGGAGAGGCGACGGGCAACCGGAAGTCCCGCGGACTGTCCGGTGAATGAGTAAGACCCGGACGCGACCGGGAGGGTAAGCCCGAGGGTTACCGCCTGTCCGGTCTCGCTATACGAGCCGGAGACCGCGGTAACGAACCGCGTTGCCCGAAGCCCGGCGGTCTGACCGGTGAATGTATACGAACCCGAGGCAACGGGTAGCGTCAGCCCAAGCGTCGCCGCTTGCCCAGTCTCTGTGTAGGTCCCGGAGTCGGCTACGAGCTTGCGCGCCGCCTTGAGGGCCGCGGTCTGACCGGTCTCGGTGTAGGAACCGGAGTCGGCGGAAAGTGTGTAGGCGGCCGGTCCGCTTACGACGTACTCGTCGTCGAACCAAGCGGTTGGGTAGGTCTCCGGGTCGAACCAGGCACGCGGCACCAGCTCGGCGTCGAAGTTCTCGGTTCGACTCGTCCACCAGATCGGATGGCTACCGGCGTCGTCGGTCGGCGTACCGTTCTTCGTGAAGTTGCCGCCCGTACCGGACTCGTCGACGTTGCAGTCGCTTGCGCTCTGCATGTCGTTGGCGAACGTGAGGCCGGAGGTTTTCTGCGGGGTACTGTAGTACTTTTCTTTTTGCGCCTCGGACTCCGTCAGTGTGACGTTCCAGATCCGAAGCTCAGCCATATCGAACTGGCTGTTAGCGTCCCCCGCGAACTTGAACTCGGAGCCGACCGCCATGTAGTCATGGGCGCCCGCCGTCGAGGCTATGTCGGTAGTCTTGCTCCAGTTCCCGCCCGGCCTCTGGAAGTAGGCCCGGATACCAGTGGCGTTACCGGTAATGCAGATGAACGCCCACCCCGTATAGCTATCGGTCCAAAGGTTGACCGACGTCCCGCCGTTGTCTTCGAAAAGGTAGAGTGAGCCTCCCGCGTTTCCTTCTAGATAAAAGTTTCGGGTAGTGGTGACCGTGTGCTCAAGCGCAAAGATATGTGCCCAGTCCTCATACGTGTCGATCCTAAGCCAGAAGCTGACCGAGAAGCTTTCGCAATCCGGGACGTTCGTTGCTCGAGTAAGCGACGGCGTACCGGGCGTGACGCCGCTGGTGCCGGGGGAGACGTTGAACTGTACGGAAGCCACATATCAGCCGAGGAGCGGAGACCACTTGAGCTTGAGTTCGTCGGTCGTGCGGCAGCCATCGACGTCGAGTGTCGCCGGCAGGTCCCGGAGCTCCTGCCGGTCGGCCTCGATACGGTTGGCGTCGTCGAGGTCGCCGCGACCAACGGCGCGCATCCAGTCGCGGTCGAGTTGGTCGAGCCTGGAAAGCCGCGCGCGTCTAATTCGGTCGAGATGAATCTTACGGGCTTGGCCGATGTCGTGGCCGATGGACTCGCCGTCGTCTCGCCACGCGCCGCGGTATGTCCGGTCGGGGGGCACCTCGGCGTCACGGATCCGTCGAAACCTTACCGGCTGCGGTCGTGGCTCTCCGTCCAAGTCCTTCTCGGGGAATGCTCTCGAGAGTTCGTCCAGTATCACGGCGTCGGTTAGCTTTCGGCACCACCAACCCTCGGTTCGGTCGACCCATTGCGCCATGGCCGGTAGCTTGTCGCCGTGGCCAACGGTCAAGATCGACATGATCGTTAGCTCGCCGTTGTCGAGAGTAACCGCGATCTTCTCTTGTGCGAGCATTAGTGATCCCCGAATCCGCAAACGTGCCAACGGGTAGGGTCTTGAATGACCGGTGTCGCCTGGCCGTCGATACAGAAGACAATGATCGAGCCGGCCGCGATGCTGCGCGTTGTAGCCAAGCGTGCGTTTGCCACGGCGCTAGAGGTCGTCCCCTCGCCGGTCGCCATGCAACACCAGTTGGCCGACGAGAAGTCGGTAGCGATCGTTACAGTCGCTTCCGTCGTGCCGTCCGAAATGGACGTCATGTTGTACGAGGCTAGGATCGTTGTTGAGTTGCCAGTGAACACAACCCAGAACTTGGCGGCGCTGGGGTGGAAATGCTGGCGCCCGGGAGTCACGAAAACCGACGTGGACGAGCCGGCCTCCATCTCGGCTTGGCTCGCGACGGGACCGGGAGTTAAGTACTCGGCCCCGTTGACGTCGTAGTGATGCCAGCGCCCCTCCTCGTCGAGTGTTAGCGTCTCGCCGATAAGAAGGTTGCAACCGTAAAGCTCGTGCTCGAGTGTGCCGTCGCTATGGTTTACCTGGACGTTGCAAGAGACCGAGGCGTGGTTGTTTCGGAGGTTGAGTAGCTTTACGTTTCTTTGCGTCGACGAAGCTGGAGACCCAACGACCGTTGTGGTTGTCGCGCTGGTTATGCTTGTCGTGTTGGTCCGCCCGGGCGTAACCGTCCCGGAGTTCAGGTCAATCCACGAGGCGTGAACCTCGATGTCCGAGCTTGCGTCAGTAACAACCCTGACGAGGTCGCCGGTTCCGGTAAGTAGCAACAATTCGGTTTACCTAATTAGGCCAGCGTGAGAATCGACGACCCGAAGTCGACCGTAAACGTCTCGCCGTCGTTGACGGAGATAGCCGAGCCGTAGTCCCACCAACCAATCAGGGGGTCCGCTGGGCTGGTCGGAGTGTCGTTGTAAAGCACGGCATATTGGAACGGTCCAAACGAACCGCCGGACGCCGTAAACACAACGTCGTTGCCAACCAAGCTGTACGTACCGCCCGACTGGGCGGAGCTTGTGATGGTGATGGCGGTTCCGCCGGACGGGTAGCCGTTCTGCGCCGTAATCTCGGCCATGTCGGCCTTGACGCTGTCACCGGAAGCCGACGGGGCCGCGTTGCTAAGGTAGATTTTGATAGCGTCGGCGCCGAGGTTGTGGACCTTCTCTGCGAGGTTCTCGACGAAGACCTGAAACTTGTTAAACGATGCCAATGTGTTTCTCCCTAAGCCACTATCAACTCAAACGGATTGCAGCGTATGACGCCGCCCGGAACCGCGAGACGCGCGGAAACCGTAAACCTACCCTTGACGTCCACGTCCCCCGCGGTGAACACGTGACGACCCTCAATCTCGGCGGACGACTGCGCCGATAGCGTCGTCGTCCAATCGGTATACGTGTCGGTTGCGGACCGGACACGTAGTGTTACCGTGGTAACAGTAGACAGATCCAGCCCACTCTCCCCGGGCGAGATGGTGAACGGCAGCTCTTCCGGCGCCACGGCTCCTGCGTAAACTGTGACCTTAATCACTTCTCGGCTAGAGCTTTCTCTAGCTCCTCAACCTTGAGCTTGAGTTGGTCGCGTTCGACCTTAATCGCGTCGCGCTCTTCGCACGCCTCGACCAAGAGCTGCTCCTGAACTCCGTTCATGCTTTTCATTAGGTTGTGTACGGCTTCGAATCGCATACGCTCCTCCTATGCGGTTACTGGAACAGGCCGATTGCAATCAGGTCCGTGATGATCGTGCCAACAACCGCGGCAAGCTCCGGCGTCCCAACCGTGCTCACGTCAAACGCGCGGTCGGTAGACGGGTTCGTAACGGTGTAGTCGGGAATAGCGACCGGGGCTTGTCCGTTGAACCCTGTTCCGGTCGAGTTGCATCGGACCTTGTAACCGCCGGACACCAAAAGCGCGCTTTCCGATCCGCCGTTTACCCATGCGTTAGTTGAGACGCTGTCTCCAAAAATTACCGTCCCGGTGCTGGACGTCCAACTCATCAGCGGGACGTTTCCGGAATCCGCGTTGTTTCGCGCTTGGATGCTCGGCGTGCCGTTCGGCAAACGAATCTCACCCGCACTCGCCGCGCTACCCGCGCCGCTGCCGGCGACCAACCCCAAGCGCAGGATTGGCGATCCAATGTTGACCTGGATCTGTCCGGTCGTTACGATGTTGTTGCTTTGCGCGTCCACCGTCGTCGAGTTGATCTCGAGCTCGGGGGTTCCGTTGATTCGGACGGAGTGTAAGCCGCTTGTCTTTACGTCGTAGACGGCGTTCGCGACCCCGTTCGTGCCGCTTGCGCCGAAGTACAGCGCGTCGGACCCGTCGGTCGTGAGCGCTCGCATGTCGGCGCTGTTGCCGGCGTTGCGGACCCTAATCTCCGCGGCACTCTCGAGACGAAACGCACCGGTCGTAGAGGGGGTGCCGCCAATCGAGAGAAACTCGTTACCGACCTGGATACACTGGGCAACGTCCTCGAAAACCTTGAACGTGCCTCCGGTCGGCAGGATAACCAGCACCCCGTTGGTCCCCGGGTTCGTACTGTTGCCGATCGTGATGCCGTCAGAGGCGTTCTTTCCAATACCGATTACGTCGCCGGTACCGGCGTTGTTGCGAAAGTTTAGACCGCCGCCGGTTTCAAGTCGCAGCGCACCCGATGCCGCTGGCGTATTTCCAACCGAGATGAACTCGGAGGCGATCCGCACAACTTCGGTACCGTTGACCTGGAACGCATAAACGCCGCTAGTCTGAACATCGAATATCGTATTGACGGGACGACCAGTAGCGCGGCCGATTAGAAGCTGCTCAGACGTGTCGACGGCCATACCGATAACATCGGTACCCGCGGGGCTTGCCTCCCACGCGATATCGTCGTCGTTAGAAAGCCTGATCCGCCCAGCGTCGGCTGGGTCCGCACCCATGGAAAGGGTCCCAGTAAGCGCAAGGCTCCCGCCGGCAACGGCGGCAAGATTGAGAACCGAGTTGATATCGTCGGTCCACCCATGAGTCGCCTGCCTGGCAAGCTCCTCCCCCGCTGCAAACGGCATGCGACCCTGGGAGTTGACGGTGCCAACGATGCCGTACGCCGACAGGGCCCTCCCTTTGGTGTCCGAGACGAGACACTTGACCAGGAACGAACGGCCTAGCCCGTCTCCCGGGTCCGCGGGTAGAGCAAACGTAGCCGTCGCACCCGACGGAACACCCGCGGGAGTAATCGTCGGCGCGGTCTGCGTGCTCTTGCTTGTCCCCGGAATCGACCACTGAACGGTATGGACGTCTGACAGTGATGTCAGGGCAAGCGTAACCGTAGACGTGTAGGCCGCGGAAACGGAGGCCGGGACGGCGGTTCCGTTAATGGTAAAGGCTGCGGATAAAGTCATTATGACTGTGTAATCGTGTGCACGGTGCCGTCGGTTCTCTTAACCGCCAACGTCCCGGCGTCGCTTGAGAAGAACAGCGTTTGACCCGACGCCGGTGTCGGAACCTGCGAGTTTGCGATCGGAAGGAACCTGATGGCGCCAAGGAACGAAACGGCTCCGATGTTGACGCACGAGATGCGAATCACGTAACTCGTCACACCGTCGACAGTGACGTTTACGAGAAAGATTCCCTCGACGTCGGGGACGAACGAGATGCTCGCCTCGTCGGTGTCGCTGAGGTCCGCCCTAGCCGAAGAGCCCGTCGGCTTGGACAGCGACCAGGCAAACGTCGATGGCGAACCGGTGACCGTTAGAATTATCGCTTCGGACGTGATGTAACCCGAGACCGACTTGTCAACGGCGGTGTCGCCGTCGACCATGGTCTTGCTGGCACTGTTGGCTTTGATGCCCGCCATTAGCTGCCGATCCCCTGGAACGACAGCTCAATCACGCGCCACGTCCCGCCGATGCGCATTAGCTTTACGGCGAACGGAGACGTCGCTGCGTTGCGACTGATAGTTGCAACCGTTGTGGGCCCCGGGATGCGGACCACGGCGGCAACTCCGCCCGTTGCCTCTTCACACACAACGCGGAGCTCGTCGCCGTTTGCGCAGCTCGTGTCGTCGATTGTGAAGTTGCGGTTGACGCTTAGGACGCCGTCTGGAATGAAGTAAACGTCGGCTGTCTGCGGGGTAATGCTGGCGTCGGCGTCGGAGCTAACGCTGCTCGTCCGGTACCTGATGCGCCCGCTGCTAGCGAAACCGATGATCGAGCTTCCGCCAACCGTCAGCGTTCCGGTAAGCGAGTGCGTGTCCCCGGAGCCGTTGCCGATATTGCAATCCCCGTTGCCGTTCAGTGTGCCGGTGACGGTAATTGAGCTATTGCAAACAACCGCACCGCCGAATGTGCAGGTGTTGACCTGCATGTCGCAATCAACGTCGACGCTGCACGTGCCCGCAATGCTAAGGAGTGTGGTACCGCTAAGCGCTACCGTACCGGTTCCGGCAACGGATAGCGTGCCGTTGGTTGTGGCAAGCGTTCCGTTCCACTGGTGGACGTCGGCGACGTCGTTGCCGAGTGTGCAGTTGCCGGTTGATGCAAACGTGTTGCACGAGAAGCCGGAGCCGCCAACCTGGAGACCGGAACCGTTGATAACGAGTGCCGACGACGGCGCAAACGTGCCGCCCGCGTTACCGTCTAGAGCTCGACTGTGGTCGAGATCAAGCTGGTTCATCTCCGTAGAGAGCAGCTTCTGATTTGTCGCCCAACCGGTGGGCTGAATGCGTGAGAACGTCAATTCAATCCCTCTACGTCAAGTCGCGATACGTCCAAGCGGAACCCGTCTTCCTCACCTCCGTCAAACACGGGTCCGCATCCGGCAACCATCATCATGATGAGTGCCTCTCGTCTTGTTAGAATCACGACGGTGTTAGCCCCTCAAGGTCCAGCGAAGACAGGTCAAGTAAGAACCCATCGTTTTCAACAACCCACTCCCAAGACGCCCAAACCGGAAGCATCCGATCTAGAAGCGTGTAGAGCTGTATGTCCATAAGGTTCAGGAACTCGTCCAGTGTCACACCGGACGGTTGCTGAACGACAACAACAAGCCGGCACCGTTCCGAGAGCCACGCGCCGCCGCCGAGGTCATATGCGGGGGGACCGGGGTTGACGGTAGGCCAGAACGTCTGTGTGGGAGGCGTTGCCAGATCGGTTCCGGTGATTAGCTGCAACTCAATAAACGCCTCGCCGAGCAGATCGCTGACCGCCGCCTCGACCTCGGTAAATATGTTTCCCTTGCTCGACCGGTAGTGAGCCGCGCAACGCTGGCGCTTCTGCCACTTCTGGTCGTCCGGTGCCGTCGGGATATTGAGGAACTCGACCCAGTAGTCGAGCTTTTCGTCCGACCTACCAGGGACCGAGTTGGCTCTAACTTTCTCGGGGATTCTTGAGCATGTCGCGGAAAAGAACCTTGCGAGCGCTAGGTTTTCGGCGTGCACCAGAGTCCCAAGCTTCTGCGCGAACCCGGAGCCGCGCATTGCTTGGAGCTCGCGATACCAGCCGCCCGCGTAAGGCGTGGTCCCCTCGAGCTCCGAGCCCTCCTTGTCGAGGTCCCCGCCGTAGTCGCCGATCTGTGCGCGCCGAGCCCACGCCGGATACCCGGTCGGCACGCACGTCGCTTGCTTGAGTGCCACTAGTTGATCCTGACGGTAACCTTGCCGTCAACCGCGGCTCCGGCCGCGTCGAAGCTACGGACACGGAACCCGTCGGCCTGAGTGACAACCGTCACGATCATAGCCGTCGCACCGTGTCCGGAGCCCTGCGCTTGACGCACGGCTAGCGGATAGTCAATCTCGTACGGGTCGAGCCACTGCCGCGCGGTCCACGTAAAGGTGACATCGCCGGTGCCATTGACGACACGCGAGTTGGGCGCGTAAGCGGAACCGACACCATGCATGCCATGAAAGGCGTCGATGGTGACCGTCGCGCCGCTCTTCGTGTAGGTAAGCAAGCACAGCGGAGCCGTGCGATTTACGGCTGCCTGGTCGGCGCAGAGACGTGCATGTGTCTCGGGAGACCAGCCCTCTTCCGCACTACCGCCTAGCCGAATCGGCATCGGCGCAAAGGCACCGAACGGCATCAGAGAACCGATAGGGAATAGCGGCCGTCGCCCAGTGGCGCGCCCGCCGCATCAAACGCGCGCACTCGAACGGTCTGACCGCTGATTACGCATGTGGCGATCGCGGCAACTGTCGTATTAGGAGTGGCATGGGCGTGTGCCGGCGTGTATGCGCCAGAAACACCGTACGGGTCAGAGTAACTAGAAGCAAATGTGAACGTTACATCGCCAGTACCGTTGCGTGCCGCGCTTGGAAACCCGGTAGGCGGCGCGTCTCCGGCGTAGCTGGTAAGTCTGACACCGGTCATCATATGCACGAACTCGACCGTGGGCGCCGCCGGGACCGAGTCGTTACATAGGTAGCGAATCTCGGCGAACGAGGCCGTGCGCGCGTAGGCCTCGGCGTCGGCCGCAAGTCGGGCTAGCTCTTCAGCTCCGACGTCGGTAAGGGCGTCGATAACACCCTGGGACAAATAGTTGCGCTTGGACGGGTGGCCCCCGTAGTCAAGGTGGCTGACGGTGCGGACCCAGGCCGGAGCCCCTGCGGGTGTTACCATTAGAGCCTGTACACTCCGAACCGACGAGGCACTAAGACGTTAGGCGCCGTGTTGACGCTAGCCGGAACCGTCGGCGTCGTTACCGGTGAGTAGCTCAAGGAAATATTCGTTATCTCGGGATGCTGAGACTTGAACTCGAGCAGCGTCGCGTTGTTGATGTCGGCCGGGTCCTCGTCCGTAACGAACGGGTGGCGCTTGGCTCGGGGCAACCGGTACACATCGGTCGTGTTCTCGCCGGGCCCGAGCTTCCGAAACACGTTGACCCACGACGTTCCGTACTTGCCGAGGTTCAGGGCCGCGGGAGAGATGTAGTCGCCCGCCTGGGGCACGCCGCCGTTCTTACCCACTAGCGGCCGTTCGAGTGTCAGCGACCAAGCCCCCGTGCCGCCCGAGACGGCGGTCACGAGAGCCGTGTAGAACTTGCGGTCTACCGAGCTCCACCAGGCGATATGGGTCTGTCCAGCGATCGGAGACGTCGCCGTCACGGCGTCGACCACAACCAGGGGCGTCGCGGCCGTGTAGGACGTGACCGCAACCTGCCCGCTGTCTCCGCCCTCGAGTGGCGGCCACGGCGTTACGTCGGTCCAGCCAAGACCGTTGCCGCCGTTCTGGGACGACTCGGGGATCGTAACCTTGACCGTGAAGTCGGCCGACTCGTTCGCGACCGCCTGGACCACGTTCTCTAGCGGTATGCCGAGCTCGCCGTGGATGATGCCGCGGACCGTGTTGAGCATCGCGCTGGTACAAGCGCGGCTGAAATCGTTGTTGTCCGGATCGAAGTCTTTGATCGGTACCGACTTGCTCGAGCCGGGCCCGCCGAGTGCCGGGTACTCGTAGATATCTTGGATGCTACCGAGCCCGTCGAGAACCTCTTTGCGAACGTGTGACCAGTTGCCGCCCGCCGGCTTGTTCCGGCGTGTGTTCAGAATCCGGTCGCGCTTCCGGTCGTCCGTCTCGGCGTCCGTGCCGCCCGTGAGAGGCGCGCCGTGCGAGACGATTGCCGACTTGGCTACGTTGGTCGGCTCGGAAACGAACTGTACCTCGGTACCTCCCGCCGCGTTCGTCGCCGTACCCGTGTCGACCGCAACAACGTCGAGCTCGTCGCCGTCGGTTGGGTTGACGTAGGTTCCGACAACCTTGATGCGGAGCCCGTTCGGTAGCTGTATCTCCGAGTCGTTGAGAATCGTCGTCGACCCTAGAATGGTCGGGCGAATCTTGCCGCTTGAGCCGGACGGCGTTACCTCGGGTAGCCCCTCCGCCTCGCGGATCTGGTCTAACGCGGCGCCGGTGGCGTTGAGTACGTTGGAGTCGTCGTCCGCGATAGACGTGTTGGCAAGGCCAATGAGGGCAATATTTGCAACCGCGGTTCCGAGCAGAAACCAGTCGGAGCCAGGCTGAGTCGGTGGCTCGTCGGTAATACCGGTGTCAATGGCTGCCAAACGAACATCACGCAAAAACTGATCGCGTAACTCATCCGCGTTCTTCGGTATGAAGATTTTTTCGCTAGTCGAAGCCATCAGACTGTTACCGGCGGTTCCTCTTCGTCCGTCTCGAGGTTGCGATACGAAACGGTGATTAGTGACCGTCCGCCGCTACCCTTGACAACGTCGATCCGCTGAATCTCAATCAACTGCTCGACCTCGGTGAGTTGTCGCAGCGCAGCCGTCACCGCTACGCGACACTGCGCCTCAAACCGGTCGCCCATCTTGCGCGGCAGGCGGATACCAAACGTCGGTAGAACCGAAGAGCTACCGACGAGAGTGATCAGCGCCAGCAACACACGCTGCCGAACCGGCGGCATCTGGGCGAGCTGCTTGGTCGTCGAGTCGACCTCGAAGTCGCGCGTTGCTGGGTTGATCCAGCGCGAGCCGGCGGGGCCGTTGGGCGGCGCCTCGCCCGAGACGGGGGCGCCGAGGCCGAAAGCGCCCGTACCGACGCCGATGGAGCCGAAACCGGCCACGGGTCAGGCTGAACGCATGATCACTAGACCCGCGACTTTTCCGGCCGTAAGTTCCGAGATCATGACTAAGGGTGTGTGGAAGTTTTGGTCGATAACCGCAACGGTTGTGCTGGTTCTGGAAACGCTGCTATTCGCCGCCGTGGTCCATGACGTACGGGAACAGCGGGAGAGCCGCGAAAAGCTGCTCGAAAGCTGCCGCACGCTGCTTACAAGCAGTCGCTAGCTAGCCTTCGGATCCGTCCGAGTCCGCACGTACTCGCCGAGGTCGTCGATCGACCAGCTAATCTCGCGTACGCGGTTTGCTAGAATCTTATCGTGAGGCTCGAGCTCGTCGGCGACGTCCTCGACTACCTCCGCCCATTGCGTCAGGACTTGCGGCGTCGCGTCTTGAATCAACGTCTTGAACTCTTCTCGTGTCATTTGGTTACCTCACTCGAACGGGCACGGGATTTCGAAGCTAGGAATCTTCGGAAGGCTCGGAAGCGTCAGGCTCGGTATCGGAATCGACAGCCGCGGCAGCTTCGGTAGCTTTAGGTCGAGGTCGAGAGAGAACGTCGGGAGCTTGGGTAGAGACGGTAGCGTTAGACTGGGGATCGGAATCGATAGAGTCGGCAGCTTCGGAAGCTTGAGCTCGAGGTCCAACGAGAACGTCGGGAGCTTCGGAAGCGCGGGGAGTGTCAGCGACGGGATCGGGATCGATAGCGTCGGGAGGCGGAACGAGCAGCTCACGAGCCCATGAACGCGCCGGGCACCGGCACCGGAACCGTCGGCGCCGCCGGGTTGACGGCGGCAAGCGGGAATAGCGGGGTTATGCCGCCAACAACAACGGTACCAATCAGGTTGATAACCCCATTGCGAACCATGATGCTTCCGCGACCGCTTGCATCCGTCAGAGTGAACCCACCGTCCGCAATCTCGAACATGCACCCGTTGACCGCGATCTGAAGTTTCTCCGCGGCCCCGTCGAGGACGATAGCCTGTGTCTCGTCGCGCTTGTTTTTGGTAGCAAGCACAACCTGTCGCTTGCTCTCCTTGCACATCACAAGCGCCGATTGACTCGGACCCGTGCTGTGTAGGACGGTGTCGCCCGGCTTGAGTGTGCCGGCGAGCTTTGCTACTCGCGTGTCGCGGCCGCCCAGCGCTACGGCCGGCAACCCGCCAACGCCCTCTTCAACCAAGCCCTCCGCGTGACCCTTTTCGTCGGCCGCGGCCGGGTTTGCCATGACGCCTAGGCACTGGATGGCGTCTATCTCTCCGAGTGAGTCGACGTCGTTAACTCCGTCCGTAATCGGAGAGACCGCTTGCCACAGCGGAGCCCCGGTCTCTTTCGAAACCGTAGACGCGCCAAGCTTTACTAGCCTCACTCTTCACTCCCAATCTGAAAACTACCGGGCCGCCAGGCGACAATCTCGGTCGTCGCGCCGTCCTGTGGGCTGAACCGCAGCGTGCGTTCCGCAATCCACAGCGGCTCTTGAACGTTACAGATTGCGTCGGAGACGTTGACGATCGTGTCCACCGACCAGATTGCGCCGCTTGCCGGGTCAACGTGACCTTTCAGCGTCGCCCTATACTCAAGCGTGTCCTTGAGTCGTTCGGCGATAGCTCGAGCCGCACCCTGAAAGAGTTGCTCTTCGTCCTTGGCGTCGGCGTCCCGGTGGAACAGCAACCGGTAGAGCTTTCCGACGTCGAAGCTAGACCCGCCCGAGGCCGGAGGCTTGCGCCGTCCACGATGTATCGACGACTCGAGAATCGCGGCTATCTCTGGCGCCTGAGTCTTTGCAAAGTCGACCCCGTCAAGCGTCTTGTTCAGGCTCTTGTCGCCGGAGCCTACGCCGGAGGAATTGATTATGAGGGCGCTCGGCCGAAAGTTACCAAGCCCGAACCCGGTTACCATCTGCAACGTGTCAACCGTCGTCGTGACGACCGGCGCCGTGACACCGGCTTTCGCCTGGTGCCCCGACAGCATCGTGAACGTCGGGAACCGTGAGTAGTCCCGCGCGCACGTGGCTGAGATAACGTTGTTGGATTGGCCGACCGTCGGGTCGTCGTAACGCGAGATTGTGTAAAGCGGATCCTGATCGAAGTTCGGTTGCGCCAGCGTCACCGCACGGCGCCGGTCCGACGGCTGGATCGTGCAGCCCTGCCGCGCCGCTATCTTGTTGCAGAACTCGTAGATGCCCTGACCCGGCTCGGGCTTGATGTCCGCTTGCGAAAGCTTGCGGCGTTTGCGTTTCTTCTTCTTGGCGCCGACCGTCTTGCCGGACCGGACGTTGCGCAACCCGACGTCCGCGTCGTCTACGACCTCGTAGATACCGACCGGACCCATGGCGAGCAGGAACGCATCGAACAAGTTCATGCCGGCGGTAATCTTCAGAGCCGGGTCGACGTTGCACTCGACAATGTCGGCGATGTAGTCGCGGCCGCTAAACGTGTAGGCGCTACCGTTGTCGCCAACCCGAGAGACGTCGATGCGTCCGATAAGCTGCGACGCCTCGTGTATGAGTAGCTCGACCGGCTGGCACTCGAGGTTCTGGAGCTTCGACCGGTCCGGGTCGAACGCTGAAAACTCGAACCCGTCCGTCGACGTGAGGTAGTTCGAGCTTATCGAGTAGCCGGTGACCCTTTCGATTGTCCTTTTCAGCGCCGGCAGCTTGACGACGAGATGCGAATCACTTGCGGACAATACGGATCACGGTTCCGGGTAGAATGAGTGGGGACGTGGCTAGCGACGGGTTGAGTTTGAGTAGCTCTTGCACCGTCATGCCGTCTTTGGCGGCCTCGGCGGTAACCGTGGTTTGAAACCTTCGGATAACCGTTATGATCCGTTCGGCCGGGTTCTCGCCGCGTTTCTTTAGGCGGATCGCGTCTTCTCTGACCCGCCTAGCCGACCGCCTGACCTGCCAGTTCTGCGGGTTCTCGAGCTTGTCGGCTTGCTTTTCGATCTTCTCGGCTCGGAACGCGACGTCGTCGAGTCCGGCCGCAACCTTGTTTTGCTGCCGATCGATCTGTGCGCCGACCCCGGCAATCGCCGATAGCACGTCGGTCTCGGCGTTCTCGGCTATGAATTGCTCAAAACCGGGCGCCGCCTTGAGGTCCTCGTCGAGCTGCCCCGCTTCGGTCTTGATACCGCTAAGCGAGACAACCTCGGGCTCTAGCTCTTCCTCGTCGAACTCGGGGGCGTGCTCAAATTCAACCCGGATATCGGTACCGTCGCGCCTGTTTACGTCGGACTCGTCGTTGTACGTTTGCGGTACGCAGGTAAGCTCGCCGTAGATTGGGTCTAGCAGCTTACCTGGTTCTCGGTTTCGGCAGTCGCGAAAGAGGACCGGCAATCCCTCGGTAAAGAGGTTCTTGTACGGACCCTTTGCGATGTCCTGACGCATCGGAAACGTGTAGGACAGGACGAGGTTCTCGGCGCCGGTCGGCTCAACAAAG